ACCGATCGTGGCCAGACGCGACGACAAGGTGGTCATCGCCGGCAACCACACGCTGCAAGCCGCACGACTTCTCGGATGGACAGACATCGCCGTCGTTTGGGTAGACGACGACGACACGACCGCAAAGGCCTACGCCCTCGCAGACAACCGCACCGCAGAACTTGGCAGCTACGACGAGCAAGCCCTCGCAGACCTCATCAGCCAGGTCGGATCGGTTGACCCAGAACTTCTGCAAGCCTCCGGCTGGGACGACAAGGCCGTGCAGGAATTGCTCGACGGACTTCAGGCTGAGCCGCAACCAATCGAAGACCCAGACTGGATGCCAGAGACAACAAAGTCGATAACGAAGCGCGGCGACATTTGGCAACTCGGACCACACAGGCTGATATGCGGAGACAGCACAGACGACGACACATACCAGCAGCTCCTCGAAGGCGAACGGATCGACTGCATCTTCACAGACCCGCCATACAACGTGGCATACCAGGGAGGAACCAAAGACAAACTGACCATCGCCAACGACGACATGGATGAAAACAAGTTTCGCAAGTTCATAGGCGACGCATTCAAAGCGATGAACAAAACCATCAAAGAAGGCGGCGCAATTTATGTATGCCACCCAGACACGGGCGGCGTTTTATTCCGGCAGGAATTCGAGAAGGCAAACTTCATGCTGAAGCAGGTTCTCGTTTGGGTCAAACAAACATTCGTCCTCGGACGCCAGGACTACAACTGGCAACACGAGCCGATCCTTTACGGATGGAAACCAGGAGCAGCCCACGTGTGGGTCGGACCATTCAGCAACAGCACCGTCCTCGATTACGACAAGGACTACAGCGACATGAAGAAGGACGAGCTCGTCGAGTTGCTGACCAACATCAAGAACGGGTCCAGCGTGGTGCGTGAAAACAAACCACCGAGGAACGGCGAGCACCCAACAATGAAACCAGTGAACCTCGTGGCACGACTGATCATCAACAACACACGACCACAGGAACTCATCCTTGACCCGTTCGGCGGCGGGGGTTCAACACTGATAGCAGCGCAACAGCTCGGAAGATTTGCCCGCATCATTGAACTCGATCCCAAATACTGTGACGTCATCTGTACACGATGGCAGAAGGCCACAAACAACAAACCGATCAATACAAAGACCGGCAAAGCGCACGACTTCAAACCAGCCGATGCCTAAGCCAGTCGGCAGACCACCCAAACCTGTCGAACAGAAAAGGCGCACAGGCAACCCAGGTAAAAGGGCGCTGCCAAAAACGACGATCGCAATACCAACAACCTCAACAACGCCAGTAGCGCACAGACCACTAGGACCAGCAGGCCAACATTTCTGGCAACGAGTCTGGTCGGTTGGCTTCACGTGGATAAGCCCACAGATGGACATCGAAATTCTGCAGATGGTTTGTGAACTGATCGATGAAAGAACAGCGCTACGAATGAAAGTTCTCGTGGACCAGGACTGGCGTGACCGTTCAGGCCTTCGAGCATTGGACGCGCAAGTATTAGATTGTTTATCCCTGCTCGGTTTCACACCCGTCGATCGAGCACGTCTCGGATTTGTGGAGGTGAAAATACAAAATGAACTCGAAGCATTCAGAGAACGAAAAGCAACCAGGCAAACCAACGTGGTCGACGTCGAAGATTTACCAAACTAACGACGGGCAGAACGTCTCAGATTTCGCTGAAACATTCCTCCACGTTTCCAAAGGCATCCGCGCAGGCCAACCTCTCTACCTAACAGACTGGCAACGCGAACTACTCGAAGCATTATATGAACGCAGACCAGACGGACTGCTTCGATACCGGCGAAGTTTGATCGGGCTCGCTAGGAAAAACGGCAAGTCCCTACTTGGCTCATTGATAGCGCTCTATGCATTATTCGAAGGGGAAAGCGGCGCAGAAGTTTATAGCGCAGCAGGCGACAGACAACAAGCACGCGTCGTGTTCAACGAAGCGAAGACACAAATAACACGATCGCAAGCCTTGAGTGGCATCTGCAAGGTTTACCGCGACGCGATAGAGATACCATCAACGGGCGCCATTTACCGCGTGCTTTCGAGCGACGCCGCCCTTCAACAAGGACTGAACCCCAGCGCCGTGATTTTTGACGAGCTGCACGTGCAGAAGGACTCGGAACTTTTTGACGCTTTGACGTTGGGCTCAGGCGCACGCAAAGACCCACAGATCGTGGCCATCACCACAGCCGGCTACGACTTCGACACGATATGCGGCAGACTTTACAATTACGGCAAGCGCGTAATTTCAGGAGACCAGGAAGATGAACGCTTCGGCTTCTTTTGGTGGGAAGCGCCAGAAGGAGCAGCCGTCCACGATCGCGAAGCCTGGGCATTAGCAAACCCCAACCTCGCAGAAGGCCTCCTCGACATTGAAGACATGGAAGTCTCAATGAACCAAACAGCAGAAATACCGTTCAGGCGATACCGGCTGAACCAGTGGGTAAGAACAGACGGCGACTCAAGCTGGCTACCAGCAGGAGCATGGCAACAATGCGCATCAGAGATGCAACTCGACTTCGACACGCCAACCTTCGTAGGCATTGACATGGCGCTGAAGCACGACTCGATCGCCGTCGTCACTTGCCAGGCAAAGGAAGGAAGGCTGGTAGTTCGCGCCAAAATTTGGAGGCCAGATGGAAACATGATGGACATCGCCACAGTCGAGCAATACCTAAAAACCCTGCACAGGACTTACCACGTGCGCGAATTCGCATATGACCCCGCCTTCTTTCAGAGAAGCGCGGAGGCACTCGCAGACGACGGACTGCCGATGGTGGAATTCCCGCAAAGCCCACAACGCATGGTCCCAGCGATAGGCACCATGTACGAAGCGATCGTAAACAGGCAACTAGCGCACGACGGCGATCCGATGTTTACCGATCAAATTCTTTCAGCAGTGCCACGCCAAACAGACGGAGGACTTCGACTAAGCAAAGGCAAGTCAAAGAGAAAAATAGATGCCGCGATAGCATGCGCACTCGCAGTAGATCGAGCAACACGAAAACCACCCGAAGAACCAGTCCCTGGTTTCTTTGTAGTCTAGGAGGACCATGATTTTATTCTTTGAAATTTTAGGAACGCTGGCAGTCGTGGCTGGACTATTCTTAATATCAATACCAACAGGCCTGATCAGCGTCGGGCTCGCAATTCTGTTATTTACGTTCGCCATTGAACGAGGACAGAGGAAGGCTAAGTAATGCTCTCACGACTGTTCAACGGCGACACAGAACAACGGGCGATCTCATATCAAACCCTCTTCGCATTGGGCGACGGCTTCGCCGTTTCCACAAACGCCGGCACAGTTATTACACAACAAGACTCGCTAAAAATAGAAGCCGTTTATTCGTGCGTGCGCATCATCGCAGACAGCATCTCCACACTTCCAGTCGACACCTTCCTCCGATACAACGGAACACGCCAACCACTACGACCAAGACCACAATGGCTAGACACGCCAGAGTCGGGAGTGAGCAGAATAGAACACTTCCAACAGGTGCTCGTTTCTTTGATGTTGAACGGCAACTCATTTACAAGAATTCTGAGAGATGACCAGGGCATCGCCGCACTGATCGTCTTGAACCCAGAAAAAGTCCAGTGCAGCAGAGACCAAATAACACGCCGCCCTATTTACGTTTACGACAACCGCGACGTCATCCAAGCAGCAGACATGATCCACATCACAGAGATGCGGCTACCAGGAGACATGCGCGGCAGATCACGCATCGACCTCATCAAAGAAAACCTGGGGCTCGCACGCGCACTCGAAGAATTCGCAGCTCGCTTCTTCGGACAAGGCTCAAGCGCATCAGGAATAATTGAATTCCCTGGCAACCTTTCACGCGAACAAGCCAAAGACCTAGTCGACGGCTTCGAAGAAGGCCATCGCGGACTGCGCCGCTCGCACAGACCAGGAATCCTATTCGGAGGCGCACGCTTCACGAAAACAACCGTCGACAACGACAGCGCCCAATTCTTAGAGTCCCGCAAATTCGCAGTAGAGGAAATAGCCCGCATCTTCCGAGTGCCACCATCAATGCTCGGAGTAACAACGCCAGGCGCGATGAGCTACGCGAGCGTTGAAATGAACTCGATCCATTTCGTCCAGCACACCCTACGCCCATACCTAGAAAAAATTGAGGAAGGCTACAGCCGGCTCCTCGACGGGCGGGCCTTCATGAAATTCAACGTGGACGGATTGCTTCGAGGAGACCAGGCATCGCGATACACGGCGTTCAGCACAGGCATCCAGTCGGGCTTTCTTTCGATCAACGACATCCACAGGCTCGAAGACATGCCGCCAGTTGAAGGCGGCGACGCATACCGCGTGCCACTTGCCAACGTGGACATCAACGCAGCCAACCTCGCAGAGATAGACCGCAAGTCGATCATTGCCCAACGCCTCATCCTTTCAGGCTTTGACCCAGCAGCAGTCCTCGCATCGCTAGGACTTCCAGCAGTCGAACACACAGGCGTCCCATCATCAGGCCTGCAACCACTCGCAAGCGTGAACCCAGCAGACCCACAAGCCGCATACGACGTCAAATAACAGGAACGACACGATGCCAATTCAAACAGGACAAGTGAGCGTAGGCACAGCAGCAACTCGGATACTTGGAACAAGCGGCAACTTCGGACACGTCATCCTGCAGAATAACGACAACACAGACGCCATCTATATCGGCGGAACAGGCGTAACAACGAGCACCGGACTGGCGCTACAGAAACTAGAGCATCACGACTTCGACATTACGCCGGCAACAGAGCTATACGGCGTCTCAAGCAAGAACGGACACGTTCTTTCCTACCTGCTTCAGCAACTCTGATGCCGTACTTCATAACGGACAAAGCAGACGGCTGCGCAGGCTGGGCCACGATTAAAGAAGACGGCGAAGTGATCGGATGTCACGCAACAAAGCAGGACGCGATAGACCAGATGGTCGCGATTTCAGTGGCGGAAGACATGGAGCCAGGCGGAGAACGCGCAATCGAACTGAACCTGCCGGCATACATCCAAGCAGCAGCCAAACGAGGACTTGAATACTACGGCGAAGGCTTGGGCGGCGACGGCCTCGTTGAACGGACCATTCGTGAAGCACGCGAGATGGCAGCAGGGAACATCAGCGAAGACAAAGTGATCCGCTCAAACGCATGGGGCCAAAGACACCTCGTCGATTTGGACGCAACCAAGAACTCAAACGCAGACGACGAGGAATACCCAGGAGCAGGAGCCGTCGCCTTTTACCTTTGGGGAATAAACCCACTAGACCCCAAACCCGCAATGGACTGGTTCAGCACCAAAGCAGAAGCCATCAAGAACGAGACAAGCCAACGCAACAGCCAAGCAGAGGACATCGTCATCGTCGACATTGACGGCACGCTCATCGCAGGCGGACAAGGCATCCAGAAAAATGTGGACTACGTGAACGCCTTATACGACAGCAACTTCATCTACATCGTTACAGGTAGAAGCGAAACAGAAGAATCCACAACCATCCAGGAACTAGACGCTGCTGGCGTCAAATACGACGACATAGAATTCAACCACGACATGAGCGTGGCGACACCTGAATACAAAAAAAACAAAGCAGCAGACATCCAGGAAGAAGCAACAATCATCCTCGCCATCGACAACGACGAAGCAGCACGAGCCGCATACAGCTCGCTCGGAATAAAAACCTTAGACCCCAAAAATATCAAACCAGAAACACCAACTCGCTCGTTCACATTCTGGCGCAAGCAAAGCGCCCCCTTTGCTACGCTAGAACCTATGGCAGAACAGGTCGAGACACGACGCGTAACATTCAACGACTTCGAACTACGCGCAGCGCCACAAGGCGAAGGAATGACCTTCAGTGGTTACGCGGCAGTATTCAACAGCAACAGCGAACCGCTCCCATTCATCGAACGCATCGCACCTGGCGCATTTGCGAAAAGCCTCAAAGCCCGCAACAACATCCGCATGTACATGAACCACGACTCGAACATGCTTCTAGCAACCACACGTGGCAAAACCCTCAGACTAGAAGAAGACAGCAAAGGCCTGCACGTTGAAGCAGACCTGCCAGACACCACAGTCGGACGCGACCTTTCAATCCTCATGCAACGCAAAGACGTCGACTCGATGAGCTTCGGCTTTACCGTCCCACAAGGCGGAGACAAATGGAGCAACGACGGGATGCAACGCGAACTCACGCAGATCAAACTCTTCGAAGTTTCAGTGGTTACAGGTTTCCCTGCATACGCAGCAACAAGCGCAGCCGTACGATCATTAGACGCATTGGCAATACGAACAGGCATCGACGCAGACCAACTCGCAGCAGCGATCAACACACTCGAAGCAGGGCAAACATTAAGCGCAGACCACGCGGCAGTCATTCGAGAAACAGTGGCCAAACTTGAACCACAACAAGAAGAAGCACCGTCACGTGTTGGCATTATGACTAAGCACCTTGACCTACTAAAAAATATCGCTTAGTCTTTTAGAACTTCATCGGATGAGCGGAGCCGCCTTCGACGTTGCTGATAGCGGAGCCGCATCAGGTAAAAAACAATCCTGCGTACACCCATCAACAACATCGCCCTGAACAGGGAGAAGGAACCAAACATCATGAAGGAATACATCGAACGTCAAGTTGAAATTCGTAACCGCGCATGGAACGAAGCAAAATCAATCCTTGACAAAGCATCAGCAGAAAAGCGTGACCTTTCAGCAGAGGAAGAACAGACATACAGTCGCATCTCCAAAGACCTCGAAGACCGCGCAGCAACCATCGCAAAACTCCGTGAAGACGAAACACGCGAACTCCGCATGGACGCAGCAACACGCGAAATCGCAGACCAGGTACGCCCAATGTCGGCAGCGCCAGTCGCAGACGACGTCGCACACATCCGCTCCCTCGTAATGAATGAGAAGCGCTCACACAACTTCGAGCGCCGCGACATTCTAAAGTCAAGCACCGGCTCGCCAGTGCCTACTTCGTTCTACGACCAAGTGATTATGAAGGCACGCCTCATCGCGCCAGTTCTTCAAACATCAACCGTCCTGAACACAGCCGGCGGAGAGAACCTCCAAATCCCATCGTTGTCAACTTATTCAGTTGGCACAGTGACAGGCGAAGGCTCAGCAATTGGCGAGAGCGATCCAGCATTCAACTCGTTCATCACACTTGGCGCATACAAGTACTCGTTCCTTGTTCAATTGTCGAATGAATTGTTGGAAGACACTGGCGTCGACATTCTCGGCTTCATGGCAGACCAAGTCGGTAACGCCCTCGGTTTCGCAGTCGGCTCAGCATTGACAATTGGAACAGGCACAGACATGCCAAAGGGAATCGTCGCAGCATCATCTGTTGGCGGAACCGCAGGCACAGCGACAGCATTCACAGCAGACAACCTCATCGACTTGCTCTACAGTTTGGATGGCGGCGCACGCAACCTCCCAGGCGTCGGCTGGATGATGAACGGCAAGTCAGTCGGAGCAGTTCGCAAGTTGAAGGACACGGCAGGAAATTATGTTTTCCAACCGAGCCTCGCAATGGACAGCCCAGACATGCTGCTTGGAAAACCAATCTACGAGAACCCGTCGATGGTCGACGTTGCGACAACGACCAAGTCGGTAATTGTTGGACACCTACCTTCGTACTACGTGCGAACCGTAGGCGGCCTCCGTTTGGATCGAAGCGACGACTTCGCATTCAACGCAGGTCTGGTTACCTTCCGCGCCACATTCCGCGTAGACGGCAACCTGCCACAAACAAGCCACGTCAAGCACCTGCTCCAGCCATAAACAGCTGACAGATGCGAGCGCTGCCGCAAGGCGGCTAAATTTGAGGGCGACGCGAACACGCAGGGCGCGTCGCCCTCATTTTATTTCTGCGACCTGCAAGGAGACAACGGTGGGCAATGCGCGTAATCATCCAGAGCATAATGGTCGAACTACCAGACCTCGAAGCGCAGCTTCTAATTCGAAGGGGAATAGCGCACCTGCCGGAACAAGCAGACGAGCCAATGCAGACGCGTTACGAATCCTCTGGTATTCAAACGCGCCCTTTGCGCCAACCGGCTACGGCACGCAAACCGCGCAAGCAGTCCCCAGGCTCATCAAAGAAGGCCACGAAGTAGCAATCCACGCGATGTACGGCATCGAAGGCGTCGCCTCGATGTGGAACGGCATCAAGTTATACCCACGAGGAATGGCGCCTTACAGCGACGACATTCTCACAGCCCACTGGATGGACTGGTCCAACGGCAACAAAGAACTCCCCGCGTTGCTTATGACACTTTTCGATGTTTGGGTATTGAAGTCGCCGTCGCTAAACCAGATAACAAACATCGCCTCATGGGTACCGATTGACCACGCCCCATGCCCAGAAGAAACCATCGCCTGGTGCAAACGCGACAACGTGAAGCCGATCGCGATGTCAAAATTCGGACTTCGAATGCTTGAAGCAGAAGGAGTGGAGGCGTTCTACGCGCCACACGGAATCGACGCCACATTCAAACCAACAGCGAAGTGGAGCAACGGGCAACGCGAATGGACAGGACGCGAACTCATGCAAATACCAGAAGACAAATTCGTGGTCATGATGAACGCAGCCAACAAAGGACAAAACCCGTCCCGTAAATCATTCGGAGAAAACCTGCTGGCGTTCGGCATTTTCGCAGAAACAAGACCAGACGCCATCCTCTACCTACACACAGAACGCGACGGCGCGATGGGCGGCATAAACCTCGTGCCACTTTTGGAGGCCTGCGGAATTCAACCACACCAATACAAAATCGTGGACCAATACTCATACCGCGCCGGCCTCCCACAAGGCGCACTCGCAGCCATGTACACAGCAGCAGACGTCCTCCTAGCCTGCAGCATGGGCGAAGGCTTCGGCATCCCAGTGATCGAAGCACAAGCCTGCGGAACACAAGTCATCGTCTCGGACTTCACAGCGCAACCAGAACTAGTCGGAGCAGGCTGGGCCGTTGACGTTCAACCATTCTGGGACGCCCACCAAAAGTCGTGGTTCTGCACGCCACAAGTTCCGTCAATCCTTGAAGCCTTAAAAGACGCATACGAAACGCCACGAGGAACAAACCAAACAGCCGTCAACTTTGCGAAACAATACGACGCAGATCAAGTCTGGGCAACCCACTGGAAACCGATTATGAAGGAGCTCGCAGAATGGTGCCATGCATCATCATCCCAGTCTTAAACAGATACGACCTCCTCGAACGCGCCATCAAATCAATCGACTACCCAGTCGCAGAACTTCTCATCATTGACAACGGAGGACAAAGCACACTCCACGACTACCCCTGGTTTATTGACAGACGCAACGTGAAAAATTACCGCGTGTGGAGCATGCCAACAAACCTCGGCGTAGCACCATCATGGAACTTGGGGATCAAGGCAACACCACACGCGCAAGGCTGGATACTTATGAATTCAGATGCCGCCTTCGAACCAGGGCAACTAGAGCGGTTCCACAACGACACATCAGAAGAAGCGATCCTGTTCTCAAGCGCAACGCCAGGCTGGTCCTGCGTTTGGATAGGAGCCAAAGTGGTAGAAAAAATTGGCCTCTTTTCAGAATGCTATGTGCCGGCCTACTTCGAAGACAACGACTACGAGCAACGCGCCAGGAACAACGGGATACCAATTCTGGTGTCGGACGCAGCCGTACAACACGACAACTCATCAACCATCAAAGCATCGCCAGAATTGGCTGAAAAAAATACGCGCAGCTTCCAAGCGAACCAGGCACTCCACTTAGAACGATGGCAAGATGGAACACCACCAATAGGACAATGGGACCTGACACGACGAAGGGAACTCGGCTGGGATGCGTAAAATAACAGAATTCAAAAACACCCACAAAGACGAAACGATCTACGTCTTCGGTTCCGGCGCCACCCTCAACTACCTAGCCCCTGGTTTCTTTGACGACAAAACATGCGTGACTACAAACTTTGCTGGTTCCGTATTTGGCCTAAAAAAATATTACTGTTTCAGCCATTACCACGAGGACAGCAGAAGCGAAAACAGAAAAGAACAAAGCGTCGCCGTTTTCACCCCAGACAAAGAACACGGAACAGACGGCTACTTCATCGACATCATGGACGGGATCGTTCTATTCGAAGCAACGCAAGGAAGACCAGGCGCATCATTTGACCCACACGGAAAAGACTGGCCAAACAAAGAAGACAGCCTCGTCGTCGGCTCATCAGGCATACACGGAGCGATGCACCTAGCCGCCTACATGGGCGCCAAATACATCGTGCTAGTAGGAGCAGACTGCGGAACACTTGGAGGCAACCACCGCATCGACGGCTACGTGGAAGGCGACACCCACTGGAGCCTTTACGAAATGCACCTGCGACAAATGAAGGAACGACTCAACCAGGTATACGGATGCCAAACTTACTCGCTAAACCCATTCATAAATTACAGCCTCGAAGGAACACCCTACAGAGGACACGCAACTATCAACTAGAATTGAGACATCATGAGCGGCCCAAATTACGCAACGCGCAACCAGATCAAAGCAGCACTACGCATCGGAACCGCTGACACCATCGACGATGAACTTATAGACAACTGCGCCGGAGCAGCATCACGCCTCATAGACGGATACAGCAGCAGAAAATTCTGGACAAGCGGAACAGCAGAGACACGCCTCTACACAGCAAGCAACGCATACGTCTGCCAGATAGACGACATCGCAGGAACAGCCATCACCCTGCAAAGTTCAACCAACGCAGACGGAACCTTCGACGTCACGTGGCAAACAAACGACTACCAGCTCGAACCACTCAACGGAAACCTCGACGGACTGACCTGGGCATACGATCGCATTCGGGCAACAGGCGACTACGTCTTTCCAAACATCGACACCACATACGGCGAGCAGGCGCTAGTCAAACTAACCGCCATCTTCGGATGGCCTGCAATCCCAGAACCAGTAACACAAGCAACCATCATCCAGGCATCGCGCATCTTCAAACGATACGACTCCCCGCTAGGCGTCGCTGGCTTCGGAGACCTCGGAGCAATTCGCGTGAGCAGAGCACTCGACCCAGACGTCGCACAGCTCGTAGAACCGTACAGACGAATGCGGCTATTCGCGTGAGCGCCACAGTCACACAAATAAAACAAGGCATCGCAACAGCGCTCGCAACCATCCCAGGACTTCGAAGCTACGCCTACCAACCAGACAACCTGAATCCGCCGTTCGCATGGCCAATGCTGGACACAGTGACATACAACGGAGCGATGCGAGGCGGGCTCATAACGCACATTTATACCGTCACCGTTGTCGTTGGAAGGGCGGCAGAACGAACAGCACAGAACGCCCTCGATGGCTACGTCTCATACGACTCAGCGACAAGCATAAGAGCAGCACTAGAAGCAGATAGAACCCTGAACGGAGTGGTCCAGAACTTGCTGGTCGAGTCGGCAAACAACATCTCAACAACCGAAGGAAACGACACCACCTACCTGATGGTGGACTTCCGCGTGGTTGTTTATGCCTAGATTTATTTACAGGACGAACTCCGCCCTGTTAGAGTTTCCATAAGCAAACACCTCTAGTGCCGAAGGGCAGGAGAAACACAAATGGCAAAGCAAGTCCTCACAAACGTGGCAGTCACATTCGGAACAGCGAACACCGACATCACCTCATACGTCGCATCATGCACATTGAACTTGACGGCAGCAGAAGTAACCACGACCTCGTTCGGTTCGAGCGGAGCAGTCACACGCATCCAGGGACTCAAGGACCACAGCATCACTCTTGAACTTCATCAGGACTACCCAACGATCGAAAAATTGTTCTACGACGCATTCAACAACGGCACAGCAGTGCCAGTTACAGTGAAGCCAAACGGAACAGCAGCAGCATCAAGCACCAATCCCCAGTACGCGTTCAACGTGCTACCTGTCAACTGGACTCCTGTAGCCGGAGCCGTTGGTGATTTGGCAACCGCCTCGATTACCTATCCGATCGATGGCGTTGTGACAAAGACTGGTTCAGGCGCTTAAATAATTCCCAACCCTTACCTGCGGAGGTAACAGAATGAAACTCGCACTTGAAGTAACAACAGCGCACGACGGAAAGAAGCGCGTCATTATTGCCGCGTTTCCAGACTTCATCGCATTCGAAAACAAATTCAATAGAAGCGTCGCAAAGTTTGAAACAGAACTGACACTGACAGACCTCGCGTTCCTCGCATGGAACAGCGACTACCGCGCAAAAAAAACAGGGCTCGACTTCGAGACATGGTGCGATGAAGTTGAAACGCTGGAACTTGGCGATCAGGCGGAGGCCATGATCGTCCCTTTGGGGATCAGTCAGCCCACTGGATAATTGCGTACCTTTCCTGCGAAACAGGAATAGCGCCATCAGTGCTGCTGACAGAAACGCCTCGAACAATTTTCACGATGCTGGCCTATTTGAGATGGAAGGCCATCCAACAAAACAAGTAAACTAAAAGCATGGCAGTGACCGGACTACCGCTCGGACGAGCAGGCCAGGTCTCGATTGCGCCTAGCGGCAACAACCCGATAGTCGTTGAAGGCATCGCGGAATTCTTGCGAGCCGCATCGAAGGCAGATGAGAACTTCAACAAGGAGATGCGCCTAGCCGCCAAACAAGTCGCGCAGCTCGTGGTTGACGGCGCCAAAGTGGAAGCCTCGACCGTGACAAGGAACCGCCAGGCGGAGCAGGTGATGAAGGGGATGAAGGCCAGAAGCGACCGCATCCCAACCGTCGCCCTTTCAGCGAAGGAGGGCTTCGTTTCAGTGAGCAGACCCAACCGCCTCCGCAAACGCAAAGTGACACGTGGTGATGTTTTCTTCGGCGCCGAATTCGGAGGCCAGGCAAGGCCGTCGACACGGCAATTCTTAAGGCACAGGGGACGAAGCGGCTATTTCTTTTGGCAGACCGTCCGCAAGAAGCGCGACGAGATAGCGACCGAATACCTGAAAGCCATTCAGGACGTGCTGACCAAACTGGCCAATGATTGAACTAGGCCCCGCCTGCCAGTAAGGTAAAGGAAGGAGGACCAATGGCCGTCTATTTCGCATCCGTCAAAGCAACCCAGCCCCAGCCACTCGCCGGCACCTGGGCAGAGCTCAAAGCCATCCTGCGACACCACGAAGAAAACCCCAACAAAACAGACGGCGCCCTCTGGTCCCCAATCGAATACTACCCAGGTAGCAAACGAGGCAACAAAGGCGTTCGCTTCATAGAAGCCCTCGTCGTGGACATGGACGGCGAAGCATTCGACAACGCCAAACTAGACGGCCTGGAGTGGTTCGCCTATTCCACTTATTCGCACAGAAACGAAGACCCCCACTACCACCTCGTCCTCCCGTTAGCGGAACGAGTGCCGGCAGGATTATGGCGGGCTGTTTGGCTAGGACTTCATGAACGCCTGCAGGTACAAGGCGACCCGCAAACCAAAGACCCAGCCCGCCTCTTCTACTTGCCGCAACACGCGCCAGATCAACCCTACGAATTTCATGAAGGACACGGAGCGCTCCTCGACGCAGACTTCAACTGGGAAACAGAACACCGCGTCCATCCAACACAAATAAGAACAGCGCGACAACCACGACAACGCCAACAGCAATGCGTCATGCTTTCAGAAGAATGGTGGAACAGCTCAACGGGAACAAACCGATGGAGCGAACTGAACGGCAAAGCAAAGTACCAGGCGATGCTCGATGAATTTACGGCACTCATGAACAGCGTCGGAGGACCAGAGTAGAATTAGCCGCATGGCTGGTGAGCGCACGTTCTTAGTAAAATTCATTTCAGATACCCTCGGCTTCAACAAAGGCATCGCCAGCGTAAGCGGCGGAATGGGATCGCTGAAAAAAGGCGTCACAGGATTATTGCCATCATTCAAAACGATGGCCATCTCAGGCGCCGCCGCTTTCACGGCAACAGCAGCAGCCGCATACAAAGCAGTCGAAGGAGCAGCACAAGACCAAAAGTCGCAAGCCCTCCTAGCCCAACAACTCAAAGCAACGACTGGCGCAACCTTCGACCAGATAGCAGGAGTTGAAGAACAGATCAAAACGATGATGCTGGCAACGGGAATAGTTGACGACAAACTTCGTCCAGCGTTCGCGCAGCTCGTGCGTGCAACAGGATCGGTAACAGAAGCCAACGACCTGATGAAAATAAGCTTAGATGTTTCTGCGGGTAGCGGTAAAGAACTCGAAGCAGTGACCACCGCCCTGAGCAAAGCGGCGACTGGAAACTTTGCGGCACTTGGAAAACTTGGGATACCGCTAAGCGACAACATCAAGAAGTCCAAAGACATGAACCTGGTAACTGCGGAATTGAATAAACAATTCGGAGGAGCAGCAGCAGTCGCAGCAGACACATTCTCTGGACGACTACTCAGACTCAAGACAGGCTTCGGAGAAGTTGTCGAATCAGTGGGCTACGCACTCATGCCGGCGCTCGAAGGAGCGATGAGCATCATCAGCACCAAAGTGATGCCAGTCCTCGACGAGTTCGGTAGCGCACTTTCAGAAGGCGGAATAGGTGGCGGCGTTCAATTCATCGCAGACAAATTCAAAGAAGGCGCTCCGATACTTGTAAACGCACTCCAAGAATTAATAACAGCAGCAATCGACTGGACAGTAACAACAGGAGCCCCAGCATTCGCTGCAGGACTTCAACGATGGGCAGAAGCGCTGACAGGATGGATAGAACCAAGAATCCCTATGTTCATTAACAGCCTCAAGGACTTTCTTCTCAAGGGCTTCAATTGGATATACAAAGAAGGACTGCCAAAACTGGTGACCGTCGTGCAAGGACTCGGAGACACGCTCGCGTCGTTCGTTGGTAAAGCAGCGCGACAACTTCCAGCACAGCTCGTAACTTTTCTAGGCGACATTGCTAAATGGGTACTTACAGATGGCATCCCCGCGCTACTTTCTGCAGGCACACGACTCGCCGGATCGCTTCTGAAATGGACGCTAACAATTGGAGGCCAACTCATCGCAGGACTTGGCGGCGCCATCGTCGCATTAGTCGCAGCACTCCCTGACATTTTCATCGGACTTGTTAAAGGCATCGCGAACATCGCAGTGAATGCAGTTAAAGGCTTCGTCGGAAAATTTGATGAGATGAAAACAGCGCTCGCCAACATTGCCGTCTCCGTCGTGAACACCCTCATTGACGTATTCAACAAGATACCCTTCATCCCAAACATCAACAAAATTACTATTGACACAAAAAAACTGGGAACACAGATGGGACTCACGGCACCACAAGTCCAAGAAGTGAACGCCAAATTTGAGGACATGCGCCTAGCCGCCAGAGGAGGCAAGGACGCACTCAACGATTTAGGAGAAAGCACAGACGACACCAACACATCAACAGGCGCAGCAGCCAAAACCATAAAGACCGCAAAAGAAAAACTGAAGGAATACACAGACGCGTTGAAGACTTCAACCTCCGCGCAAAAGGCATTCGGAAAAGCACAAACCGATACAAAGAACGCACAAGCAGACCTCACCAAAGCAACCCTCGACGTGACAACAGCGCAGACAGCCCTCGACAAAGCCGTCGCAGGCTTTGGAGCAGGCTCCCCAGAAGCCATCTCAGCGCAACGCAAACTAGACCAGGCACAACGAAGCGTGGAACGGGCCGGCTACCGCGTGGAGGCTTCCGTCTTTGCCGTCGCAGACGCAGAACGCCAACTCGCAGAGATACGCCTAGACCCAGAATCCTCACCACAGGCGATACGAGAAGCGGAGATAGCGCTGGCTGAGGCGAAGCTTTCAGGCAAGGACGCCGTCGATGAGCAGAGGGACGCCACAGATGAACTGGCCACGTCACAAAGCACCCTGAATGAACTTATTTATGGGGCCGTTGTTGGCTCAGACTTTTATGCCCAATTCAGCGATGCCCTCACAGAAGCGAAGGGACGCCAGGAAGAAGCAACCATTCGAGTCGCAGACGCCATCGACCGCGAAGCAGAAGCCCAACAGCGCCTAAACGAAGCGAACGAGAAGGCTGGAGAGATTGCGAAACTTTACCCAAAGATAGCGGCAAGCGTCCCCAACCCAATGAGCGCCGTCGTTGCCCAACCATCCAGCACCGTCAGCGCCAGATACCGCGACATGACCACACAAGGAGGACCACAGATAACGATCAACGCCGGCCTCGGAGCAAACGGCGTCCAGATAGGACAGGAGCTCGACCAATACCTCCGAGATTTCCAACGACTGAACGGCTCCACTTTCGCCTTCGGATCAAATTAAGCCATGCCGCAAACAGCACAGTGGGGAGAAACCCTCGCCGTCAAACTTGACGTCGGCTTCATCACGGACGCCTTCGAACTAGACAGCAGCACACTCGATGGAACAGACGTGCTGAACGGCAGTACAGAATTTGTGGACATAACCCAATACGTCCAGTGCATCAGCATCAACCGAGGACGCAACAGCCAACTAGACACATTCAACCCAGGCACCCTCACGATCACAGCAGACGACAGAGCAAGCAGCCGCTCCTTCGACCCATTGAACACAGCCTCCCCCTGGTACCAGGGAACACTAGGAATAGCACCACGACGCGCCGTAGAAATTTATGGCGGAAGCGCAGGAACCGCCGCCATGTTCAAAGGCTACGTCTACGACCTCAACATCGAATACGACGAGCCCAACCTTTCCACAGCAACGATCCTCGCAGTCGACGCCCTCGCACAACTAAGCCAAACCAACCTGACCGCATTCAACCCAAGCCAGGAACTCACCTCAGATCGAGTGAGCACCATCCTCAACCGAGGCGAAGTCGCCTGGTCAACAGCGCTGCGAAGCATCGGTACAGGCATCGCCACATGCGGCACGATCGCATACGAAGACAACACAAACACCCTCCAAGCATTACAAGCCGTACAATTCGCAGAGAACGGTCGCCTCTTCGCAAACAGGAATGGCCTCATCGAATTTGACCCACGAGTCTCGGCGTCCTTCGGAACAGCGATCGCCACACTTGGAGGAACAGCAATAACCGCCATACCAATCGAGGCGCTCCAAACCGTCTACGGAGCAGAAACCGTACTGAACCGCATTTCCGTACAGATAGCAGGAGGGACCGCGTCAAGCGTCGCAAACGGAACAGCAAGCCAAACCGAATACGGAATCAAAAACTTCTCCCTCACAGACGTTCCCCTTGTTAATGACGCAGCCGGCTCAGCCCTCGCAGCCAACCTCCTCACCACATACCAAACGCCAGAGGTGAACTATACGGAAGTCGGAATACTTGTGAACCGTCTAACACAAGCCCAACAAAACATCGTGGCCTGCTTCGAGATTGGAGACATCCTCGAAGTCCAAAAAAGATTTACAGTCGGGACACCAACATCGGTAACACAAAGCGTCGTAATTGAATCCATCAGACGCCAGATAAGTCCAAGCCGCCATCAAATCGTTCTGGGGCTTGGCAAGATTGACTTATTGCTGCCGTTCATTTTGGATACGAACAAACTAGACGACGCCGCCTATGCGATAACATAGGGACACTATGACTACGCCTTTCCCATTTGTCGCAGCGCAGACACTGACCGCCGCACAATTAAATGCAATTCAAAATTTGCCGATTTCAGACAAGACCGCCTCGTACGTTTTGATTTCAGGTGACGAAACAAAGCGCACGATTATGAACTCGGCAAGCGCCACAACAATCACAGTGAACAACAGCATCTTCGTAGTCGGTGACGTCATTCAAGTCGCCAACAAAGGAGCAGGAACCTGCACAGTGACAGCCGGCGTAGGCGTAACCGTAAACACTTCCTCATCTCTCGCATTGGCGCAATACGGAGGCGGCTATTTGCTTTGTTTGTCGGCGTCAAACTTTACTTTTTTTAGCGGTGGCAAGTTATTGCCATCAGTTGTTGACTATTTAGTCATTGCAGGCGGCGGCGGTGGCGGTAATTCTAGTAGTGGTGTTTTTGCTGGCGGCGGTGGTGGTGCAGGCGGTTTGCGTAGTTCGGTTACGGCTACTGGTGGTGGCGGTACAACTGAAACAGGTTTTGTACCAACTAAAGGCGTGACTTACACGGTCACGGTTGGCGGCGGTGGAATATCAAACACAACCGGAACAGATAGTTCTATTGCAGGTTCAGGATTATCAACGATTACATCTACTGGTGGTGGTCGCGGTGACGGTACGAACGCTGCTGCGAACGGTGGTTCTGGTGGCGGTTCAAGAACAGCCGTAACACCACGAACAGCAGGCACAGGCACAGCCAATCAAGGTTTTGCTGGTGGTGTTAATACAACTGGTTCACCGTTTAAGTCTGGCGGCGGTGGTGGTGCTAAGGCGGTTGGTGCAGATGGTTCAGCAGCAGCAACATCCGGTGTGGGCGGTGCAGGCGTATCAATTCTAATTTCGGGTAGTTCAGTTGCATACGGCGGTGGCGGTGGTGGCGGTGCTTCTACTAGTGCAGGCGCAGGCGCAGGCGGCACAGGTGGCGGCGGTGCAGGTTCTGGTACAGGCGTTGGCACGGCAGGCACAAACTATTTAGGTGGTGGTGGTGGTGGTGGATATGAGGCAACATCGAGCGCAGGCGGTAAAGGCGGTGACGGTGTAGTAGTAGTGCGTACATCATCTAACGATTTAGTAGCAACAACAACCAACGGAACATTGACCACTACTGGTGGTTACAACATTTACACTTTCCAATCCAGCGGAACGATTGTTTGGTAACGACATGACACAATACGCAGCAGAAATAAGCACAGGAATAGTCACACAAGTAATTGTTGGCGATTATGTTTGGGCAAACGAAAACTTACAAGGCGAGTGGGTTGACTGCACTTGTGGCGATGACCCCTGCGCAGGCATCGGATACACATACGACGCAACAACCAACGAGTTCATAGCGCCAGAAGTTGAAGCCATCTAGCCGCTGGCTGATTGTTCTCCCTGCAGCAATTCTCGCCCTCCTCATTCCAACCAGAACCAAAGCCGAAACATTCGGCGCATGGACTTTCAGCAAAACCTGCATCGCAGCAGAAGGCGGATACGCCACAACAACCGCTGACGGTTTCACGATCGTCGGACCAGACGGCGGAACTTGCGCCGGACGAGCCAACCACGCGCAGCTCGAAACCACGATCCCAGAAGGCATCAGCCTCATCAGCTTCAACTGGACCTATCAAACCACAGACGGCGCCTGGTACGACCCACCCCAATACGCCATCAACGGGAACGCCACTGGCCTCGTTTCATTACAAGACCCCACCCAGAACAACTACGCGACAGGCACGATCGAAGCGCCAGTTCAACCAGGCGACACGTTCGCCACACGCCAGGCTTCGACAGACACGTGCTGCGCCCCAGGCCTTCTGACGATCAGCAACCAGAACTACGTCACAGAGCAGGCAACGACGACCACG